CCATTTACAGGTCCAAAAGACCCTCCAAACGTCGAAGTGGGGGGGGGAAACCCCCCTCAGGTACGACGGACGCTAGGTTACCAATCTAGCGGGTGGCAGCCACGTCGAAGTGGCTCCACAGTGAGACTTGCGTCTCACTTTCGTTATCGTCCTGCGACGATAGGTGAACGGCTTGGCGGACTCAACCCCGCTAAGCATGCCATACACGAGCGCGGAAGCGCCCTTCGCGCCATGATGCTGGTGATGCGAATCACCAACAGCAGACGCCTCCAATTCGAGCCACGACCAGCTCAAGGTCTTGTTAGACCATGTGCAAAGTCGTGAATCGAGGTGGAGTAAACCATCAGAGTCGATACCCGTGTCAGCGTTCCCTGCAAAGGGGCGAATGAAACGGAAAGGCTCAGGGACCGAATTAAAAACTCGGAGCCATGGGCCATCGAAGAAGAAGCGAGCAGAACGCTCGTTTCTACGACTGAGGTTTAGAAACTTGAAGAGACTCGATACAGAATCGAGTCGAAAATCAAGTGTGAAGGGACGAACGTCCTCACCCCCGAACCAGTCAGCTCCACAAGATTCACGGAAGGGTCCTTTTAAAAAGGTCTTACGTGCGTTGGTCTTAAACCCGCAATAGGACATAAGTTCTATCAAAGGTAAAGCCACCTCTGTCCGCACAATAATGTCGTCGCCATAGACCAGGAAGTCAATTCCTGGCCTACCAGCGCCGACGCTGTGCGCAAGGGCAGCGAAGATCAACGACTCGAGTGGAAAGCAGAAGCCATTGCCCATCGATACAAACTTCTCGTATCTGAATGAATCAGATCCGAGCATGTATTGAGGTGACCTGATTGAGTTCAAGAAATCGAACCAATCAGGGGGCAAAATCTCGCGACAAAGTTCTATCGAAATGCTATCACTAGCACTAGAAAGATCGATAGTTGCAAGATCCCTCGGACTAGCCAGACTGCCCTCGCGGGCAAAGATCTGGTTACGGTACTGATCAGAAAGGTCGATGCCGACACGCGCAAGTCTACCGCGCATGTAAACATCGACTCCTTTCTGAAGATAGCCGTTGAGGAGTGGCTCAACAGCAATAGACCTATGGGTCTTTGCTGTTTTCGGGACGAACGAAATCTTATTTGTACTCACTAGGCTTATCCTTTCTATAAACGCGCGAGCGTCGAGAGAAGGGGAACCGCTGGTAAAGCTCGCATGTTCAGGGAAAAGCACCTCCCGGAACTGCGGATGGCTTATAACAGCGGCATAAGCATAGTGAAGCGCGCCCGGCGTCACGGTCCAACGCTCCGCGAGTAACTTACGCGAAACGTTAGTAGCATCACCGTGAACACCGATAGCGGCACCAGGACTAAAACCGCACCCTTGATAAATTGAACGAAGGTCGGGCGCATCACCGAGTACGTAACGTACAAAGGCACGCGCTCTACTAAGCTCATCGGAATACCTCAAGCGCCTAACGGAGCGTGAGGCACGGAACCTCTGATTCACTCTTTTACAAGAATGCTCAGCGGACCCGAATTTCCTTATAGCGGCTAGCTCAGGGTCGAACCCTGACTCAGCCTGCGAAAAGGGAAACTTCCGAACAAGGGATGCAAACTGATTCGCGAGAAAATGCTCACTCGCGGTCGAGTACGACTGTTCGACCAAAGAATCAGCCAACTCTATAAGGCTATGCCAATCCGAGCGCTCGATTAAGAGACGTGCGGAGCGGAAATAGCTCAAAGAGTCGTAGTCCTTACAAAGGTGCAGGAGGAGACTGCGGTAGAGATGCAGCTCCTTCTTGCGTAACACCAGGTTGAACTGTTGCAGTTGCTTCTGGGTGGGGTTTCTCATCACGATTAACTCCAAGAGTGGGTATCTTCTCCATTGTACACAATCCTACGGCAAGTAGGAAGGTGATAATGGTCGTAGCAGTCAAAACTGGCATGATTAAATGCTAGAAATTGATCTGCTGCGCCTTGACATGCGACTTAAAAGACGCAGAAGCAAGGAAGCTTCCCATATCATTCAGAAGCGAGTCAACGTCCGCGCTGGCATAGCCGACAGGAACAGAGACGGAAATCTCAACGATCGCATCACTCGAAGGAGTGAGTGCGCCCGTGAGCGTCAGAGTACGAGTCAGCTTCGCGCTGGTGCGCCCAACGCCCGAGAAAACACTGGTGGCCTTAGGCTGAGTACGTTTCAAGGATACATCATCCTTGACGGACACAGTCTTAAGAGAACCAATGTAACCCACAGCATTCTGCTGGAAGGAATCGGACGTATAGGTTTTAGCGTTGATAGTAAGCGACATGAGGTCACCTTTAGCAAGTCAGCTTCAAGGTCTTAACGACGGATCTGCTGAAGAAGGAGGGAAATGGCGTCGAGTGAACGAGTAATGTGATCGAATCGAAAATTTGATCGGATCACAAAGCCCGGACACACTAAGCCGCCGCGGCTGCGAATTATGTCTGTAGCGCTCTTACGAGCACTATAAGGAACGACGTTAGTCGTACCCGACACAGCTTGAGCGTTCGAATCTCGTACATCGAGAAGTCGAGATCGCTTAACAGTTACGCAGCCACCAAGCTGATTCACGCCAGGAGAAGGGACTAAGCTACCGATAAGATCGCCAACATTTGCGAACCAATCGGCAACAAAGGAGAAAGGCACGAGCTCCCATGGAACGGTAGCGAGATTTTTAAAGGCTAAGCCTAAATTATCAAGCTGTGTAACATAGTACTCGTCCAACGACATCGCACGGACTTCTACATTTTCTGTAAGAGTCTGAGTGCGAGTATAGTTCTGCATCCCGCCAAAGACGCCACTCGAAGTACTAACAACAGTACCAGAGAGTGACAGGTTTGAACGAGATGAGAACCGTTGTCTCCCAGTCCTAGCATCCATGCCAGTCAAAATCTGCTCCACATCCGAGATGAAAGGTTTAATTCCATATCGGTATGCTAAGTAAGCACCTCCAGCGGCTTTCGCACGAGATAAAACGTTCTTCGCGAGAAGAGCGGTTCTCATGCTAGAAAAGACGCCGGGCAGCAGGCGGAGTAATTGTTCGTACTCTGCCAAGCTTTCGTACAGGTTTGATGTCCCTGCACGACCGCGCTCACTTAACACGGAAGTAGATGCTTCAGTGATCGCCGAGCTAACGTCTGTTTCAGAAACAGCGGCAGCGAGGCCAACAGTACTTGTCGTAAATAACGAGAAAGTACTCATGTACGCGTTAGAGAATCTCCATTCAAGCTGGAAGGGGTGAGCGGTACCGGTGCAATAAGTAGTAATACTTCTGCACCAACCGTCCACGCCTTGAGCGGGATGGATCGTGTACTCACGTGAGTACATGGGGTTGAAGAAAACTTCACCCTTCTTAACGCGCTCATGGAACCGCGGTACCACAGAATCGGTCATGACTTTCACAGTCCCAAGCGCTTCGGAGTAGTTAGAATACGACGAAGACCATGATGGAGCAACGCTACAATTCATGGCATTCGTATACGTAGAGAAACTACCCTGATACGATTGAGAAAAGAGAGACCCACGACTTCGATTACGTGTAGTTGTCATAACAGTTCCTTGTGAACACTGACAGCGACCGGCTCAGCCGGAGAACCATCCTGGATTCGCCAATCAAAGATTGGAGGACCCG